ATGTTTTTGTAAATCTCTGCGCGATTCCATACCGAGTTACCAGTATCTTTTCCCTTTAGTACAAGCTTCTTGTGGTTACCCCATACAGATGCACCGCCCCACTGTCCAGTAGTCTTACCAAAACCAGATTCTGAACTGGTCAGGTGAAAAATAGACCCCGCTATATTAGGAACAAACTCCATAAGAGGAGAGCCAAAAGACAGCGCAAACATGAACTGATGTTCCCCAAAGTTGGGGCGATTATAGAATTGGGTTATGCGCTTCCAGCCTTCTAGGGTGCCTTTCTTTCTGAACGCAGGAAAATACTGCGCAGTACGACCTCCGGGGGGATTAGGCACAATTTTATCTGCAAAAACTTCTCTGTCTCCTATTACGAAAGACTTCCGATCTTCTGTCCAACCGAATTGAGTTTTTACCTTGATCTCATCCTGAGTAATTTTTAACTCCTCTATCCACCGCGCTATATAATTCATAAGCCCATCTGCATAATTATTGAGTATGAATATATCATTCATCCCCATAGATTTTCTAAACTCTTCTTTAGATGACAGTTTTACACCAGCAATTACAAACTCCTGTATGCCTTCTCGTTTAGTGTGGTGTTGAAATAGATAGCATGGCCCTTCAAGGGGGTCGCGTAAGCGATCTACTAAATATAAATCCTGTTTATAAATCAACACTTCATCTGGATTTCCTTCTTTATCTTTAACACGTTTATACACCCCACCATTCGCCCCACGAAAATAAGGATAAGGATACTCAGGAATTGTTACCTTTTTTGCTTTGGGTAGTTCAATTGCCTTACCTTCCGTAACTTCAACCGTATTACTTTTAGCTTCACGTATTTCTCTACATAATGTAATAGGTGTTTTTATCTTTCCCTTGTGGGGGCAACCTTTACAACCTATGGGATTATCTTTCTCAAACGTAGTACATAAATGGGGGGTTTCGATTGAAGCAGTTACATTAGTTGTTTCTTCTCGATTATACCCATCATACTTGCAGGAAATTTTATGTGCCCACTCATCCCCATCATCGCAGTGTTTAGCAATAGACAGTACGTGTAACCACTCAGGGTACGTTAATGTGTTTGGCTCCATTACTGCTTTATGGATTTGCTTACACCCACTTCCACGTAAGGTCATCTCTAAAAGGCGTGGAAACTTTTTAACATAGTTGCTTTCCCCCATAGCTTGTTTCATGTCTTGCTTATCTTCAGCTGAATAGGATTTAGCTGAGATAACTGGCATCAGAAGAGGGGGAAGCTGAGCAGCAAATGCTTCTAACTTAACAGTAGTGTCCAGTTTCCAGATTACTTTTACGTTAGCTGCAGGTGATGACTTGAAATTATGGGTGTTAGGGATACGTAGTATACGGGCGGCATCAGCAGTCACTACTGGGTCGGCATTAAGTTTGTACTTAGTACAGGCTGCTTTTAGCCTTTCAGCTACAGGGAGCCATTCTTTACGACTGCAGGGGCGGGTGAGTACCCAATAGATGTGAACCCCACGCCCTGAATTAACTGCTATCGTTGGTGTGGGCAGTTTGTAATGCTTACAAAAACCGCTAAGTGCAGTTAGTGCATTTGTTTGTGTTGAATAAGGTTTTCCTTGCCCACAGTCTAAATCTAAGAACAGTGCTTTTATGTAGCGTACATTTTCTGCTTTGCGTGATGTATCCTCTGTAAATGTACTTAAAGCAAAGTAAGTATCGCACCCGTCAATATCTAAATTTGTTGCTGTTTCTGCTATAGAATCTAACGAGCTATAAAATTTCTGTACTGTTCTACCGTTTTTTATTCCTATTACGCAATAATAACCTTCATCACTCAACACCGTATTTAGAAATTGTTTTGTTTCCATTATTTACACACGCGAGAGAGACACAGGTACTCAGAGAGCACCTATACTGTACTAATAAAAAGGGGTTAGTCATCAAATTCGTCAAGCAAACTGGCAAGGTCAATATCAGAAGCTGGTTCTACTTTCTTTTTCTTGGACACCTTTACTTTTGGTTCTTCTACAGTAGTTTCTTGAAATAAAGAAGGTGCAACAGTGTTTTTATCACTGGTCAGTTGAGGGGGAGAGGCTTCTTCTTTTGGTTTTATAGTTAGCGTAACAAGTTTTAGTGTATCGGGGTCTTGTTGCGCTTTAACCGCTAATGCTAGTTCATCTTGTTCTAATACACGGATAGGCTTAAAACAAAGCTTTGGTGTAGAGCTATCGGTATCAAACCGTAGCTCTGTGAGAATAGACGCAAGGGGCGCACGGTTTGCGTTAAGATGTCTGGCGTAAGCTTGCATTGACATCTTCTGCTTATCATCCCCAAAAACACTGGTCGCTGGGAGCATCAGCTGATACACGTCAGAAGAGCGTATTACCCATTTACCTTCTTCGTCTTTATCAGCTAAGAGGATAGCAATAGATTGCTTGTAACGACACGCACGGCTATCACCTTGACCAGACCCCTTTATGTTTTGTTTGCAATCAAAACAAGTTTCAGATTGTTTGCCTTCAGCGGCTACATCTGGAGCGGGTCGCCCTGTTTTAGTATCAGGTGACCAACAAGTGGGGGGGTTAGCTTCGCCTTCAACGTATGCAGTTGCATAGTACATACGTGAAATAGGTGCAGACTTTACAACAACTGCTTTAATGGAGCGTGCATCAAGTTCGCTAACTTCTTTCCCATTGAGGACTTGACGAAAAACACCCCCTCTAATACTTAACCGACGATTTGTACTGTAATCGCCTCCGGTCAAATTTGTTTCTGGTTCCAGTTGAGACAGTAAATCTTTATACTCAGTTGGCATATTTTCAAATATTGCTAAGTCAGCCATAGTCATCTCCTACAGATCATCATCAAAATCCAGTTCTAGCTGGATAGGTTTATTTTCTGCTGCGACGAGTGTTTCCACCGCAGGTTTATCTTCTTTTAGGACATCTTTCTTTAGTGCATCTACTACTTGTGGGATATTAAAACGATACGTATACCCTACTTTAATGTACGTACGTTTAGGAATGTATCCCTTATTTACCCATTGACGGATAGTGCTTACCTTTACAGAAAGGTGTTTTGCTAAACCCTCAATTGGCACATAGCTAATTGATTCGGTGTTCATTTCTTCCTCCGTACAGTTATAGTATATTCAGCATCGACATTTAAGCCGGGAGGTAGTACCTCTGGATTTTCTTCGAGAAACTGTTTCATGTTGCTTTGATGGATGCGTTTCTCTAATAAATCTACTGCTTTATGCTCAATAATGAAATTGTTCATTGATTCCCAATCACTTGTCCAATACTTGTTCTTCACTGTTCTGTAGAAAGTACCAGAAACGGTGCGAACAGATTCAATACCGGTGTTTTTGCAGTGATCTAATAAAGTAGTTTTAACTGCATCAAGCTTAGTGTTGAGTTCTTCTTCTTTCTTGCGAAAGGTTGTGGTTAATTCTACTTTTTTATCTCGTATCTTTAGGTATAAAGAAACAAGTTTGTCTACACCAATCTTATCGGCTTCAGTCATTTTCATCATTCTCCATGCGTTTTAGTGCACTTCAATGGAGTATAGTACTGTTATTTTTACAATTCAAGTACTTCTTTATAAAGATCAATCATCTTTGTATGCACACTAAGTCGATTACCAAGCATCTTATATACGCCCTTTTCAACGGGGGAACCTTCAAGCTGTACCACGGTACAGGGGTGTTTTTGTCCTGATCTGTGGACGCGTGCGTTCGCCTGTGCGTAAGTTTCCAATGAAGAGGTTGGCCCCCACCACACAATGGTATTAGCAGCAGTCAGCGTTACTCCATGAGCGGCTGCTTGTGGTTGGATGATTAGCACGCGGGGATCAGGAGTTGTTTGGAAGCTGTCAAAAATCTGTGTGCGTTTGGTCGCCGGTACATCACCCCTTATGATGGCGTTTGTAATATTATCGTTAGTCAGCTTGTCTGTGAGTAGGTCTATTACGTGCCTAAAGGGTACAAAAATCAGTACCTTTTGGCTGGACTCATCAATAACTTCACGCAGTACTTTGTA